AAGGAAGGCTCTATAAAGAGGCTCGTACGATTCCTCTTTACCTTGCCGGCAATCGTCCTGACATTAAACAAGTTCAGCGCGAAATGCTTTTCATCGGTCTTCTCGAATCTCTTCATCCAAAAGATGCCGATCTTCTGATTGCCGTCAAAGATAAAAAAGTCGAAGGACTTGATGCCGCAACAATTAACGAAGCTTTTCCAGGGTTAATTCCAAATGAGCAACACGGTTAAGCGCTTTCGAAAATATAATGAAGAATTTGACGATTCAAAAAACACCTCATACGATAATCGCCAGCGTCTTACTGAGAAGAGGCTTCGTGCTGCCCTGCGTTCTAAAACAAAAAGTACCCTCTTAGATCTGATAGAAGATGAAGATTATTAATGCCTATCTATGAATTTAGAGTAAAAGAAACAGGAGAAACTTTTGATGAGTTTCTCACCTATAATCAAAAGCTCGAGTTTCTTGAAGAGAATCCTGATCTTGAAGAGGTTATTGGTGCACCGCGTTTCATATCAGGAATCGCAGGCGTGACTCATAAAAATGACTCAGGCTTTAACGATCTTCTGAATAGAATCGGTAATGCTAACCCGCACTCGCCACTCGGTCAACAGCACGCTGACAAAGGTATTAAAAGTACGAAGATTAGAGAGGCAGTGAATAAAGCTCGCAATAAAAAATAAGGACAGCTAGTGGAAACACAACATAGACTTACGAAGAGAGAAAAAAGAATCGCCAGACAAAATGGTGACACTCAAGAAGGACTAACATTTAAGACTCAAAACTTTAATTTAAAAAATATTAATCCACTCACAGAAAATCAGCGTATTGCATTTGATGCTTTTGATGATGGAAAACACTTGATGTTACATGGTATGGCTGGTACCGGCAAAACCTTCCTCGCTCTTTCGAAATCTATTGACGCACTGATGTCAAATAAAGGTGTACAAAATAAGATTTATATTGTAAGATCGGTAGTACCAACACGAGATATGGGTTTTCTTCCTGGCAATCAGAAAGAAAAGATGAAAGTTTATGAGGCACCTTACTATGCTATCTGTACTGAACTGTTTGATCGGTCTGATGCGTATGAGATCCTCAAACAAAAGAATGCGATTGAGTTTATCTCGACATCATTTATTCGCGGTATTACCATGAATAACTGTTATGTGATTGTAGATGAAGTCAATAATATGACATTCCATGAACTTGATTCTGTGATCACTCGTATTGGTAAAGGTTGTAGAGTATTGTTCTGTGGCGACTTTCGTCAGTCAGATCTTACGAAAGAACAAGAACGTAACGGACTGAAGGATTTCATGAAAATCATCAGTAAGTTAAATGACTTTGTGCATGTTGATTTTCTCGAACAAGATATTGTTCGTTCGAAACTAGTGAAGGAATATATAATTGCTCGACAAAAACTCGGTCTCCAACCGTAAAGAATTCGAATACGAATTACTAGAATTTGCTGAACTGCAAAGGATAGATGGTCCGACGCGTCTCTATGAGACTCCAGAAGGAAAGAGATATCCGTCTGTCACTGCCGTTCTCGGTAAGATGACAGATAAGAGCGCGCTTGAAGCTTGGAAGAAAAGAGTCGGTGAGGACGAAGCAGCTCGAGTTTCGGCCCGAGCTTCCACTCGCGGAACGAACATCCATACGATGTGTGAGAACTATGTATTAGGCAGCGATATCGATACGTCGATGCCTCATAACATGATGATGTTTAATCAGATTAAGAAGGTTCTGGATGAGAAGGTAGACATGGTTCGTGCTACCGAATGTACTCTTTTCTCTGATCATCTCAAGTTAGCAGGATCTTGCGATCTGATAGCAGACTACGACGGTCGTCTGTCGATCATCGACTACAAGACGTCTGCGAAGCTGAAGCGAAAAGATTGGATCGAAGATTATTTTCTTCAAACGAGTCTCTACTCTTATATGCTATGGGAGATGACAGGTATCTTAGTGAAGGATATCGTCATTATCATTGGAGTCGATGATTCCCTTGAGTCTCAAGTCTTTGTTGAACGACCTCAACGATACCTTGAGAAAGCGGTGGATCTGGTTCGATCTTACCATCAAATGTACGGATAAGAAAATGCGGCTTCGGCCGCATTTTTTTTGACAATAAACATGTACATTATTTCGAAAACAATGTAAGGTGGACCTATAATAAAGAAGGAAAAATATATTATGATGAATTTACATAACCACATTGCTGGCCTCGATGATCCATTCGATTATGTCTATGAAGGTATCTCAGGAACTCACGGTGTTGAGATTCGCGACTATCTGACTGAGATGTACAGCGAAGTTGCAATTGATCACCACTTGCATCCTGACGATGACTTCGAAAAGATCATCGAATATATGCTTGATATTTTGGAGGAAGTATGACTGTATCACCTGTCATAGGTTACTTCGGTAGAGACACTGTTCAGCGAGCAATCGCTGAATACTTTTCCAAGCATGGCATCACAGAAGATGTTCGTGACTATCTGATGGTTCTCGAAGACGAAAAGCCCGATGATTTTTTTCAGCTAGTATGTGATTTTATCGAAAAATAAACATGTACATTTTATCAAAACTTTGGTAGTATGAATAATAAGCTAAGGAGATTGTTATGGAAAATGTTGAATTTGATAAGTCCCTCTGGGAAGGTTACGAAGAATGGCTTGACCGCCAGACACTCAGCGATTGGTTTGATCAACAAGCCGAACGCGAATCTTATGAACGTTCGTTGGAGATATAATATGAACTATATTACACTGTTTATCGGACTGCTCATCCTCATTCTGATTCCTGAATATGCTAGCATATTTCAGGTTGTAATTCAGAGCTTCATTGGTCTCGGAATCTTTGCCATCGGTGCAATTAATTTAATCGAAACTGCAAATTAAACATGTACATTTTATCAAAACTTTGGTAGTATGAATAATAAGCTAAGGAGATTATGATGAATCAAGTTACTCGAGATATTGCTGAAGGCCTCCAAATTTCTTTGGAACAAGCATTGCAGGTTCAGACTTGTATGGAATGTGATGGCTTTGACTTCGTCGGATGTTCAACACGTCAGTTGATCAGCACTGCAAAGCGTATTACACGTGATATTGCATTCTTTGATGAATGCTGCTTAAAAGCATCTTAATTTAAAAATAAACATGTACATTTTATCAAAATCTTGGTAGAATGGTTATACCAAATCGAAAAAAGGAAAATATATTATGGCTCATATGATTGAATTTCTCGACGGCAAGGCTTCGATGGCTTATGCAGGCGAAACACCTTGGCATCACCTCGGCACGAAGGTCTCAAACGACCTCACTCCGAATCAGATGCTGAAGGCAGCAAACCTCGACTGGAAGGTCAATCCAGTTCCTGCTTTCGCCGAAATCGGTGGTAAGCAAGTCGACATCGGTCACTCCGCTCTGGTTCGTGACGTCGACAACAAGATCCTCGACGTGATCACAAACGATTGGGTTCCTAACCAGAACGAATCGGCCTTCGAATTCTTCAATGATTTCGTTGCAGCCGGTGAGATGGAAATGCACACCGCTGGTTCGCTTCGTGATGGTCAACTTGTTTGGGCCTTGGCGAAGGTAAAGGATTCCTTCGAGTTGTTCAAGGGCGATCGCGTCGATTCCTACCTTCTTTTCACAAATCCACATAAGTATGGTTGGTCGATCGATGTTCGCTTCACTCCAGTTCGCGTCGTTTGCAATAACACTCTCACTCTCTCGCTCAACAGCCAGTCGAGCAAGATTGTCAAGGTTAGCCATCGTCGCGAGTTTGACGGTGACGTTGTGAAGGAAACACTCGGTGTCGCCAAGGAAAAGCTTGCCAAGTACAAGGAAATGGCTGCTTATCTTGGTTCGAAGCGTTACACTGACGAGAACATCGTCGAGTATTTCCAACGTGTGTTCCCTGTCACTGGTACGAAGAAAGATCTCAGCAAAAATGCTGGTATCGCTCTCGAAATCATGGACCAACAGCCTGGCGCCGAGTATGGCGAAGGTAGCTGGTGGCAGGCTTTCAACGCAGTCACCTTCATGACCGACCACATGATCGGTCGCAATGCAGATAATCGTATGACTTCTGCTTGGTACGGTTCGAACAAGAATCTCAAGACGAAGGCGTTGGAAACTGCGGTGGAGTTTGCAGATGCTGCCTAACGTGATTGGGAGAGCTTCGGTTCTCCCAATTATAAATACGTTTATGGTAGAAAACGGTACTTACTTTGTCGGAATAGCATTGGAAATCGAGGATGAAGAGATCATCTTTCCGGTCAAATTTCATACGAAG